ATACAACATACGCTTGTACAGGTTGGGGTTCACCCAATGCTGTAGCTTCTATTCCTTCTAAATTGGGTATAAGTCCTTCACCACCTATTCCTGTTGGCATAGCAGGTGCAGATGTTGCAGAAACATCTATATCACCACCACCACCACCACCAGGCGTTTTAACTTTTTTAAATATAGCTTTAGCTGATACAATTCCTGATAATACAGCAGCAACACCTGTAGCAATAGCACCTAAATTAGCAGGGAAAGGTAAACCTGCACCTGCTTTAATTGCTGCTGAAACACCTTGTGCTGAATTAATTAATATATTAGCTAATGCAGTTGCTTTAGCTAGTTTTGTTCCTTCACCTGCAAGTTGTCCTAAGCTACCAAGAATACTTTGTGCGCCTTGTATTTCCATAGCTTTTACAGCAGCTATTTGCTGTTCTTTTATTTTCTTTTGTTCTTCTGCCTTCTTTTTTTCTAAAGCTAATAAATCCTGTGCTTCTTTTTCTTTTAGCTTTTTTAAATCATCTGCTGCCTTCTGCTCTATTCCTAACCTCTTTTCTTCTGCTTTTATTAATGCTTCAATTTCTTTATTAGTAATTTCTGCCGTTACTTCTAAGTTAAGTTCTCTTGCTTGATTTGTTAATTCTATCCTTGCTAATCTTTCTTTTTCAATTCGTTCTTCTTCTTTAGCAATTTGATTTGTAAAAGTTCCTATTTCGGCAGCTACTCTTTTTTGTTTTAATACTGAAGCTGTTTGTAGGTCTATCAATCTTGCTCTTTCTGCTGCTAAATTTGCAATATCTTCTTCACTTGATTTTCCTAAATCTATAATGTCTTGTAAAGCATTTACTTTTTTTTGTTGTGTTTCTAACTCTAAATCTGCTACTCTTTTTTCTTCTGCTACTGCTGTTTTTAAAGCAGCTAACCTTTCTTGCATAGTTTTTGTATCATCTTCTGCTAATAACCTAGATTCTGCAATTATTTTATTTGCTTTAGACCTTTCAAGCATTAAGTCCCTTTCTTCATCTCTTACAGTTTGTAGTGCTTGTGTTAGTCCATCAATAGCTTTAGTTTCTTCTTTTATTTCCGTAAAAGTTCCTGTAAATGAATCCTTAAATGCTTTAAATGGGTTTTTTAATTTTATTAATGATTTTATAAAATCTTCTGCTCTATCTCTAATTACATCAAAAGCTGCACCCACTTGTGCTGATATTCTTTCAAACCTTCTAGCTGTTTCTATATTGCCACTAAAAATTTCTTTCAATTTCATAAAGGCAGAAATAATAAGACCTATTCCTAACGCTTTAAAAGCAACGCCCAATCCTTTAGCAGCACCTGTCATTCCACCAAGTCCTGACTTAGCACCCTTTGCAGATTTATCTACGCCTTTAACGCCTTTTTCTACTTGGTCAATACCTTTAACGGCATCTTTACTATCTACCTTTAATTTTATTGTCTTATCTATCGCCATATTAATCGTGTTATTTCTTTAAACATTCTTCTAAAACTTGTGTGATATTCTTCCATACCATAAGCGAAATCTAATTCCCTTCCTTTATATTCTACTAACTGTAAATGGTCAATAGATGGTATTATTATCTTTGATGTTGCTTCTATATATTTTTTTAATTCCATAATAAAAATTGTTCATTTTCTAATACTATATGGTCATAATTTTGCCATAACGCCCAATTTGCTTTATAAGGCAACATAATACTTGGGATTCTTTGCACCATTATTTCAACTGTTAATGCCCAACTCTTTTTAGTGTCTGTTTGACTATCATCTAATCCAAACAATAATTCATTATCCGTTTGACTAATATAAAGAGTTGATGTTGTTGTTACATCTTTAATAGACCAACCTAGAACACCACCTGCTATTCCTATTTGTGAAACTGTACCTGCTTTGCTAACAAAGACTGTATTGTAATTAAAACTTTCTGTATCACCAAGAGGATAGGTTGTGCTGCTACCACCTATAACAGTAGAAACACCATTTACGTTAACCATCATATTACAATTAGGCGGTATAATGATTTTTTGATTATTAGAATCATCTTCAGGGTAAGCATAACCCCTTGTATTGCCTTCTGTATGTCCTAGTAATATGATTTTATGTGCTTCACCCTGTAATAAAGGATTACCTTTTTTACTCGATTTATATTTTATTATAATATCATCACCAAAATAAGGTAGTATACTATTAGCATATTTAGATGTATCAACGCCTTTAATTAATGGAACATTACGACCACTTATTTTTCCTGACATTAATGTTTTTAACTGACCAAATCCAAGACCTGATAAGGGTGATTTTTGTGATTGGAAATTAATAGGTAAACTTCCTGTATTAGCTAAACAAGCATAGTTTCCCAGACCATCAGTATACCCACCAAATGGTTCACCACCATAGGCATAGCAACAGGCGGGGGATATATAGATTCCACTAAAATAACCAACCGTTTCTGGTGTGCAGCCTGGCGTTCCTTCAGGACACCAAGTTAAATAATTTCCTGATATTCCCACAGGAACTGAATCACAACCTTCTGCATTAGATAATGTATCTAAAACCTTCAATAAGGTAACTTTAGTTGATGCCTTCTCACCAACTTGGTAATTGCTTATAGTTAAAACTCGCCAATAACTATCCTTAATAAAAATTTCATCATTAAACTTAAAATCAAATATATCTACTTCATTTAAATTAAGGTGGCATTCCATAATTCTAGCATCAGAATTATATATATTATTTAGATAATTTTGCCAATATAAATAGTATAAGGAATTATTTGATAAAGTAAATTCAGCATTACTATAACTAAATACAGTTAGTTCAGGTGCTACAGGTGGCACAAAAGACCAATTTAAAGATTTATTACTTGATGATAATTGATAACTGCCTGTTGTGGTTATATCCCAAGCTGAACATAAAGGATATGTATTAAAAAAATAAGCCGTTATAGAAGCATCAGTAGGGTCTATTTTGTGCATATATATAAGGACTTGAGTTTCTTCAGTACCATTTATATTTGTAGCCGCACCACTATAATAAAATAGTTTTGGTTTAGTTGCTTTTAATTCAGCTTCATATCCAAACTCAACTTCTTTATAGCTAATCTCATATTGAATAGCCATACTAGGCAAATCTGTTCCATCTTGTTCGTTTGGGTTCTTAAATACCTGCTGATTAATATAAGGCGAAAACACAGGATTGTTTTTTAATTCACCTGTAGCAAAATCATTTTCTGTTTTATCATTATAGTATTTACCCCAAACATTTGCACTTGGCAATTCTTCTTTAATAGCTTTGTTCACTAAATCAACATCTTCTTTGTCTGTAAAGCTAATTATCTTTTTCTGTAATGATGTAGTATCTTTAACTATAACCTCTTTTGATACATCTAATTTATCAGTCCAATGTTTTAGTGTGCTACCATCTAAAAAATCATCATAGGGTTCGATAATTATATTAGAAGCGTTATCAGGGTCAGACATAATAACTAAATTAAATCTTTCTATAATGTCTTTTAAAAATGCTTTTTGTGTTATAGTTGGGTCTATACAAGCAGGAACATCTACAGTTGCACCCCATTGTCCAGGCGTGTAAGCTAACCAAGTACAGCTTATTCTTGAATAGTAGCTAGTGCCATCAATGTCCAAAGCACCTCTTTGAAGCTGAAATCTTGCTTGTCCTATAATTGTTGTTTCCACTTCAGGAACTATCATTTTAATACGAAATCTTGCACCAACAGATATATCTGCTAGGGGTATTACATATGACCATAGTTGAAAATAATTAGACAAACTTGTTCCTGCACCTGTTAATGATGTCATTGTGCCACTATATAGTATTTCGCCTGTTTCTACCCCTGCTGCATCTGTTTCATAACAGACTATATCAACAGGTATTGTATTATCAAACACGAAAGAAAGGTTAGTGCCACAAGCTAGAACATTATATTTTCTGCACCTTCCCTCTATTGTTAGTTCTTGCATTGTTGGACTAACTTTATGAAATATGTTATTAGTACTATCCCAAGCACCTGATGTATCGTTTATTTCATTATCAGCTTGAAAAATTTGAACACCACTATTAGGTTCTAAAAGCTGACAATTATCAGGATTGTAACTGTGATAACCATCATTAATAAAATCATCATTCCTAGCATCTAAAGAACCCCCTTCTAAATTACTTGTGTTTTCGACTGTTGGTAATCGTGGTTCTTCTAATGTATTTCCTGTTGTCATAAACAACTTACCAAAATAAGAACCATCTATAAAACTAGATGTATAAGAAAACCCTGCTTTTCCAATTATTTTTTTAACTAATGTTTTTAATTGTATAGAGGGTCTAAATTGTTCAATGTCTACTATATAATCAGCATCTAAAGAAGATGACATATCTAAGTACTGATTACTATTTGCAGTATAAAAGAATTTATCTCTAGTTACACTAATAGGGTACATCACTTTTTGCACCCCTGCTGAAGCATCACGTAATGAATCACCATCAGGTACATTTACAAATGAAGAACCACCACCAACCCAAGAATAGCCTATATTAGCATTATTATAAGTGTGGTTTAACTCTTTGCTATAAACCCCCTTTTCTAAAAAGGCGTCCTTTAAACTTTCTTCGCCTATTCTTGTAAATAAATCTGCTGTGTTTGACATTAGCACAACTTCATAATATTGTGCTTTTTGATATACTGCCTTTAGTTGTATAAACCCCTCAAATTGAGGTATTGTTCCTACATATAAAGTTGCATTAAATTTTGTTCTTGTGCTAAATACTAATGTGGTTAAATTTACATTATACCAATTCTGAAAGAACTCATTATTGGCATCTGTGAACGGCAGCTTGAATGTTTGACTATAACTAGCTTTTCTTGTTTCAGGTTCTTTAATATCTGAGAACTGAAAGTTAAGAGAAACATTAGGTGCTTCTTGCAAATCCAACTCATAAGTTGTTTCTGAGGTAGTAGCAGTTGTGGCAGGTCTATATGCAACTAATCTTATGTTCATTATATATTAGTGTTTAACGGATTTGCATATTCTATATTAATAGTGTATTGTATTTTTAAACCATCATTAGCTGTTGTTTTTCTAACAAAGCTACTATCTGTAACTATAACAGATTGTGTAAATTCAGTATCAGAATTTTCTAACATATCAACTCTACTTGATTGGATTAAACTTTCTATTAGTTCAGCGTGTCCTTCAGGAATCCAATCTGTTTGCAATACTTCTTTTAAAACAGAATCTACTTTTCTTGTTCTTTTCCCCCTTTCTGTGTTTGTGTAAGTAAATACATTTTGATTATAATTACCCAATAGAGTTTCGTAATTATCTCTTTTTACTTGTATTGTTTGTGTTGATTTTTTTGTAAAATTAAAATAGTCATAACCGCCAACACTATTTAACCAAGCCAATCTTCTAATTTTAAAACCCTTACAACTTGCATCTTGTCTTACTAAATGAATCCCCCTAGCAGCTAAAGAACTATCAGCTTTTTGAGGATATATTCCTATATATTTCCAAGTTGGTTGAGCTGAGGGTCTTACAGCTGTAGCTATACTTTGTGCTTCTAAATTAGCAGGTCCACAACCAAAATACAATAATCTTTCAGAATCAGAAGAAACTGAGCCTGGAGCTTCCCCACCATTTGTGCTATTTACAGTAAAACTAGCAGTTGCTAAAATTGAACCATCATCACTTCTTAATTGAATTTTTATTTTAGTTATTTCTGAATCAAAATTAGTAGTATCATTTAAAAAGGCAATAGTATAATAATCTTCATCTTGAACATAAGACCATAAATCTGCGCCTATATTAGTTGAATATTTTAAATTGCCTGGTATTGTAGCATCTGTTTTTAAATCTGATAAAAATCTACTGTCAGCATTGTCATTTGAAAAGGTGGTAAAGGCATTACTTTGAACATACGCCGTATCTGTGCTTCTTGCTGTCATTAAAGGCAAAGCTGCCTTCATATAGTATAATGTGTCATTAACACTTGGACTTGTTTCTTCTGTTGGTGAGGCTGTACCAGAATCAGAATACTCTTGATAACCTTTTACATATATCGTTGCTACTTGTGTTTTACCTGATATTTGGTCGCCATTTTTACTATATATCTTAGTTGCTGTATTAGCACCTAATTTATGTATTGTTTTAAATGGTGCAGATGCATCATTTTGGTCATAAACAGTATCAACTAAATAGCTATTTAAAACATCTTTTAAATCAAAAAATGCTCTTGCTTCAGCATTGGTTACATCTGCTGCATATCCATTTCTTCTTTGTTTTACTTTTCCTAATAGTGTTCCTGAAGCATCTGTTAATCTTATTTCCATTATTAGTTTAAAATAATATAACGCAGTTATGTCATCTTGGTATAACATATAGCCAATTACAGGTGTCCAATTTGTGATTACAGGCACTTTAGATGCTGCATTAACAGGTTCTTGAACGAATGATATATTTCCTATTGCCATATCTTAATCTTTAAATGTTTGTTTTAATTGCACTTCTAAATCATCAGCAAATGCTTGTAGTATTTTCTTTTCTTGTTTTTTTAATTGTGTTGTAAATGGTCTTGTAAAGAATTGTGTTCTTTCTAATCCTCTTTGGTATATTGCTCTTTGAATTAAGAAACCAAAACTTTCATTTGTAATAAAACGCCCTTTTTTACTTCTACCTTTTAATGATTTATTTTTAATCCAATTAATCAGGGGTTGTCTTGGTGGCATCTTGCTGCTATATTTAAAAGGACTACCTTGACCACGCATTTTACCACTACCTTTATATCCACCTGCACCCCTTACACCTTCATCTACAAACTGCCAATAATCTTCTGCTCTACCAAATTCAAATTCCAACGTAACGCTATCTTTACTGCTTGTAACTAAATAATCAAAATCATTATATAGGGTGTTTTGTCTTGTTGTCTTTTTCTTCTTTTTAAGAACACCACGCCCTTCTTTAACCACGCTTCCACCTAGTTTCTGTAATGATTGTATAGTATTATTAAATTTCATTATGAATTAGGGTCTACAGGAACAATACAAAGATTGTTAGGGTTATTTACTTCCATACTAATAGTAGCAGACCAACCTGTCAAAAGGTTGTCAAATCTTGCTGTAAATGGTTCTGCTGATATTGGTAATTCTAAAACTACTTCACCATCTACCCAACTTGTAGAATATAAACTTCTGTGAAATTCGCTTATAACATCTTGTAGTATATTTAGGTTTTCGCTTAATGTATCTATCCTTCCTAATCGTTCTTTGTTGGGTGCATCACCTATTTCTTCATTAATCATATCCAAAACATAAATAGTAAATGAATAAGTCATAACGCCCTTGTCTATTGTAGCTGTGCCAGGTTCTGCATATAGAATAACATAATCAGTAGCACCAAGTTTATTGATGTCTACCTCGTCCATAAAGCCACTATGAAAGCTATTTATTTCAAAGTGTTTTTCTGCTATTGTTTCTAAATATCCAAGTACGTTTCTAAAACTTATCATAATTATTATTTTGCTTTGCATTATAATCTTGAGTATATGATAAGTAAGTCAATACTTCAAGTATAGGCAATCTAGTTATTTTTTCTATGTCGAGTATGCTGTTAGATAAGCTATAAAGAATGTTGTACCAACCCCACTTGGATTGCATTGTTACGCCTTTTGCTGTTTCGTTTCCTGTGCTTGTAAATAGCTGTGCGAAATCTTCGCCAATTTTTCGCCTAAAGTCAAAAAAAAACCCAAGCCATTTAATGCTATATCCATTGGACAATTCTTAAATAATTCTTCTTTAAATTCATCAGGATTATAGCTTTCTATTGCATACCTTCCACCTCGTTTAAATGAAATTGGTCTATATAAAATACTCATTATAATATGTAAGTTTTCAATAGGTTCTTTACAGTATGATTCTAAATCTATATATTCACCTGTTGTTATATTACTAAGGTTAGGACAGAATCCATACTCTTGGTCATTAAAAGTAAACCTCTTTCTAAATTCTTCTTTATCAGGTTCAGTATCTATTAGATTCTTAATGATACCCATTATCTCTAATAAATCCTTGTAAGCCATTTTCTTTACTATAAATGGACTTGTATTACATAATAAAGCTAAACTCTTTACCACCTTGTTTTTCTCACTTCCTTTGCCTTCTTGTATCTTTACATATTTCTGATAAGTTTCTATCGTTATATCTGCCCACTTATCAGGTATTGTTAATTTGACCTCTTTCATTACTAATAAATATAAAAGTTAATAATTTGTTTTTTAAGGTTTACTTGTGTTTTTTATAACCTACTAAAGTACCTGCAAATAAAAAAGTGTCTTGCTTCTTTGTCTGTTATTTTATTTTCATCTAACAGCTTATTTAAGTGGTTTAATTTTTTTTCTAAATTTTTTAATTTCTGTAATGCTTTCATATACTTGTTTTTTTGATTAATAAATTAAATATATAAAATTTTCTTTATATAAAAAAATTACAGTATATAGTATTTACCGCTATGATTTACGCTTAATTTGTTTAAACACAGATACCTAGTTGCATCAATTAAATGGTCATTAATCTTAACAGGTGTATTTAATACATCACCATTTTTATCTGTCGCCCATTTATATCCTCTAAATTCTTTGATAGCATTTAAACTATCTTTAGTTATATGCAACTTATATCTTCTCATTATATCAATCCCTAAATGTATTCCTGCACCTTTCTTAGCAGGTTTTATATTGAACCCTTGTCTATATATTTCTTCAATCGTTTTAGGTTCTGCTGAATCGCCTATTATTTCTGACTGTCTATCTATTCTAAATTCCCTTAGCTTATTAGCTAAATCAGTATTCGTTAATCTCTTTTCATAAAGCATTTCCTTAATGTATAAATTGTCATCAGATTGATATACTGCAACTAAAGCACTTGGACTATTTGTGAATCCAAAATCTAATCCATATCCAATTAATCTTCCTTGCACTTCATCTACTAATTCAAACTTCCTAAATATCATTGTTTGAACAGAACCAATTTCGCCTAATCCATATACTTGCCAATAGTCAGGGTCTAGGTCTTTTAATCTTTCTATTTCAGCCACAGTATCATCATCTAAAAAAGGATTAGCTAAATATGTAGATTTAATAAAGGTGCAATCATCACGAACTACTACTTTATCATATATCCAAGAATAAGGGTCTGAAGGGTTATAATCTAAATATATCTTTTCTGTTGTTCTTAATATAAGCTGCTGCCAATCTTCATAGGTAAATTCATTTGCTTCGTTTAGCCATAAGCAGTTACGTTTACGCCCTCTAATCTTTTGTGGTTGGTCTACCGAAATAAATTCTAATAGGTTTCCATTAAGCTGATAAGATAGTTCTGATTTATTATGCTTTTCTTCAGTATATAAATCTAGTTCTTTTAGAATCTGTAGCATATCCCTATAAGCAGTAGCTTTTAATGCAGGTAATGTTTTACGGCAGATAGTATATGTTTTTCCTGTACCTTCTAAACATTTAACTATAAATAATTGAGCAAGGGAATAACTCTTACTAGACCTTGTTCCACCTTGTAAGCAGGTTATTCTAGTATCTGAATTGTATGCCTTATGGAATACGTTAGTTGTTTTAATCTTTGCCTGTGTCAATCACTTCAATTTTTAATTCTGTAAACGCCTTACCCCCACTTGTTACATCTAGCTCCGACCTTTCTGTATACCCCCTCAATTTACCTTTTGTTTTTAAATAAAATATAGTTGCTGCTGTAGAATTATCTGAAATCTGTTTATGTAATTGACTTTCTGCAAAATCTAATGCAACATTCTCTATCTCTTTTACTTGTTTTCTAAAGTCCTCATCATCTTTTAGCCATTTGTAATATGTGCTTCTGGGTATGTCAGCTTTTTTACACGCCACAGTTACAACGCCTAACGCGTGTTCTAAGGCGTTTAATAATGCTTCTTTTTTTATGTGTCTACTTTTGTTCATTTTCTATTGTATTTTTATAGTGCCTTGCTTCTCTTTTTCTTTGCTTTAGCTCCTCTATGTGGTTCGGATCGTTTCTTTTTATTTCTCTTTTCATTTTAACCTTTCTTATTCTATCAATTTCTTCTTT